TTTCAACCTCATTATCTGATGCTAAAGCTAACTTGTGAGAAGCATCTATACCATCAAAATTTGCCATTCGAACAACACCACGTAATTTAGTTTCACAAATATCACCTTTCGTTGTTGGTTTTGAATAACCTAAATGTCGCAAAATGCTTGATGCGGAAGCTGAGATCCAAGCTGGTTTAGTAAATATATTACCCATTATAGGAATACGAGAGAGAGTAGAAAGACCTTCAGAAATTTGACCTATGCCAACACTAGGAGCATTTTGATTATGAAGTCGCATCTCTTCCATCCCACCTTGAACGAAGACTGGTCCATCCTGATCTAAATTAGGAGCTGGGGTGGTTAAAATTGGCATACCAGTTGGATATTGGACATCAACATCAGTCAACCATGCCCAGACAGTATATTCAACAGATTGAGTACCACTTGCAATATCTTTAAGAGGAGAATAAACAACAAGATAAATAGTACCAAAAGTACCTTGGCCAGTAATTAAATTAAAGAAAGCATGAGGAGAAACATATGGAATTGTCATTTCACATTCTGTACCTACACCAAGATCGAGATCCGTACGAGGACACCCTGATCTACCTTGAAGAGTAGCATTAATAATTGAAATACGATTAGGCATATATTGAGCATAAGGAATATATTGTAACATTAATCTACCAGCTTGAAATGGTTGAGAATTAACTTGAACTTTGACATGTAGAGTAGCCCTAAGACCAACAAAACCTGCCAATTTTTCTTTATACATGTTGTTTGTTAGAAGAACATCAGGAAAATTATAAGATACTAGTTGAGTTCCTTGAGTTTGGGTAGTGTCCCATGTGGAAGCAGTTGTTGAAACAACAACTGGACGAGATAGAAAATCAACGACTGAGTGTGTGCGAAATTCCTTTGCCGTCATATGGAGATATCGAGTATCAATATCGACAATATCTGGCAAGGCTTGAGTTGAGGGAGTTACACCCTCTGAAGTGAATGTAACCACTTCTTGAGTTTGATTGAGAACTTCTCGTTCTCCGATTTCATGATTTGCAGCAAGTTAAAATCTTAGCAAGGAAGATAACTTAATCTTTCCTCGAGCAGTGGGGCGACCTAGATTTTGAGGGGCTGCCTCGGACCACCTTGATCAATAAAGCTAAATAGCTAAGCCCTTCTGTAACACAGCATAATCGACATTTTTAAACCCACAAAATTATTATGTCGACAGGGATCACGCGTTACAACCACAACCTTCTGGTTCATCTTTTCATCTCATAAGAACCATTGGAGGATAGAAAGTTAAAAGAAAGCATATTCCTCAATATCCCAGCCATACTCAACATCATAGAGCATAGCTTCATAAGGTCGAATCACAGGTTTCTTTCCAGGAAAACGGAAAGAATTTG